GACTTGACACAGAGTCCGACCCTGTAATCCCATTTTTCTTTATTGCACCAGATCAAAACGTTGCAGAGGTGTTAAACCAGTTAGCAATTGCAACACAAACGGCAATGTTCTTTGATGAGTTTAATAATTTTATTGTAATGAGCAAAAACTATTTAATGCCAGACACAGAAGAAAGACCAACAGACTTTGTTCTTTCTGGATCAAATAATCAGACTGACTCAGGTGTAGTGGAAAATGCTACTTCTGGAAACCTACCAAACATCCTTGCAATTGCTTCTGAAGATAGAAAAGTTTATAACGATGGAAGAATTAACTATACAACAAGATATATACAGAGATCATATGGATCAATTCGTCAAGCCAATATGGTGGATCGTGATAAGACTTGGATATACAAGCCATCGCTTTTGTGGGAAGTTGCTGGAACAGAAAATACAAAAACAATAAATGAGGTAGCATCAAAACAAGGAAACTATGTTTTAGGCGCTATGCCACTAAACTCAGACTTAACTCCAGATGTTCCAATTGTTGCCAACGGTATAGTGATAAACAATATTATGGATCTTGGAGAGAATGTGTATTGGCTAACAAGATACCAAGGCTATGTGTATGCATCTGGTGAAGTTATTAGATATGATGCAGCAGAATTTAATATAACTGGAATAGGCAATGTTTGGATTAGCAATAATCAAGAATATCAAAAGTATTTTTCTTCTCTTCCTTTTAATGGAAAAATATATCCAACAGGACTAATAAGGATTTTTTCTACCCCTTACTATGAAACTGTTGATGGAATCACCAGACTGCAGTCAGGAGCCGTCTATGAGCACGGTAGAGGGCAGTTTGGTACCCCTGTGGTTACTCACACCGCAGGAGTCAACCAGTACTGGTCAGACAATGCATATGTTCGTGGATGTAACATGCAGACCCAGTATTTGTTTACAACAATGTTAGACGAAGATGTTTCTGTTCCACCAACCACACTTGGGGCTGCTGGCGTTGACAATACGCTTGCACGTCAAACAACAAGAAATGGCATTATTAAAAACTTTATGTCAACTAGTTATCAAACAGAGACAAACGTAAATAGTTTAAAGTCTACACAAAGTGGAACAATACAGTCTTCTGCTTTGGTAATGAATGGACCATCTTTTAAAACAACAGATGTACCAGTTAACTTTGTATCTTATCAATACAAGCAACTAGATAATGCTTATAGAGGTTTTGGAACAAGGGTTCGAATTATAGGAAAAATTGAAAACAATGAAAATCGTGGACAGACCCCAATTGGAAGTATACCGTACTACCAGGTCACTGGATCTCAGGCAAACCAAAATGTTAGCATAGGTGGCGGTTCTGGTGGTCTAGCAGTATTGCTAAATCCAGAAACTAATAATGGGTATTATTTTGAGATTGTTGCTTTAACTGAAACTAATATTGAATCTTATTTAAAATTAGACAAAAATGGAAAAGCGGCAGTAAATATAAACAACATTGTTTTTTATAAAGTTAAAAAAGACTCTTCTAACAATAATGCAATTCCAATCAAGTTATGGGGAGGACTAACAAGTGTTATTGTTGATGACGGAAGATTTACTGGACAGTATAGAATGGCTGGAGAAGAAAAGCCAACAGTCTATGATCTATACGTAGAGTATCAGGACATTGGAACAACACGCAGGTTTTTCCTGTATGTAAACAATAAGTTAATAAAAATAGTTGATGATACAGATCCGTTGCCAATCTACAACAACATGGCCCTGTTCATTCGTGGATCCTCTAGATGTATGTTTGAGCATGTCTATGCATTAACAAACAACTATTCTCAAAACACTGTTTCTGTTGTGGGACAAACCCTTTCGGGTGTTTTTGGAGACACGGAAATAGATGCAAACGAATCCTTTAGAAAATATGCAATTAGCGGCTTAATACAAGGAACTTACTTGTCTGGAATCAGTGCTCAGCAACCACCAAAATATAACATGTATTTTGATGAGTTTGGTTCTATTATGAGAGAATGTGCTTATTTTGATATTAAGTATGATCGATCATATCCTGCACTGTATGCACAACTTTCTCCTACTTTTAACAGAATTAAGGGATACACTACATCTGGTTTTCAAGCAGACTCTTATGGAGCAGAGTTCTTGATTTTTAATGCAACAGATACAGCGCTAAATCTTGATGACACCACTGGCAACTATTTAAGAATCCAGGGTATTACATTTACTCAAGACACATCATATGAGTTAACAGTAGATGAATATTTTAAGAAACAAAGTAATCTATCTGATCCAGAACTACAGGGAAGCACCCTTATAACATCACCACTGGTTGAAAAAGCAAAGTATGATAAAATTAAACTAAGTAGATTAATTTATGGAAAAAATGAATTTACAATTGATAGTCAATATATACAAACACAAGATGATGCAGATGAGTTAATGGGTTGGATTATTAATAAAGTCATGACACCTAAAAAATCTGTTGGTATAACCATGTTTTCTATTCCAACACTGCAACTAGGAGATATCGTTACTATAGATTATAAAAATAGTGATGGACTTGACCTTGTTGCAGACTCTTCAGAAAGATTTGTAGTATATAACATTGAGTATGCAAGAAGTTTGTCAGGGCCATCTATGACTTTATATTTGAGTGAGGTATAAAATGCCAGTATCATCAGAAGAAATTTTAGCAAGTAAGGCAAGAATTGAAGAAAATAGACAGGCGGCATTAGACCGTGCTGCCGCTGCTGCCGCAACTGGAAATACAGCACGACAAGAAACATGGCTTGCATCTGCCGCAAGATATCAAACACTTTTAGATATAAAAGATAGACTTGCCGCATCTGCTGAAAGACAAGAAAAAGCAAGGGAAGAGGCTGCAGAAAGAAGAAGAAAAGCATCAGAGCCACCAGTTGTAGTTCCTCCAATCCCTCCTAAAAGAGGAAGAGAAGATGAAGATGTTGTTCCTTATAGAGGAGCACCAGCACCAAGTCCAGCACCATTAACTCCAGCAACACTTGCAGCAACTCCAGTTGCAACCGCTGTTCCACCACCTCCAGTAAAAACAGCACCAATAGATACAATATTGTTTAATGATGATTCTGTTCCTATTGAAATTATGACAGATCTAATATTTGAAAATATTGGAGGGCAAGAGTTAATCAATATTGCTAGAAATGATACAGTAAATGGGCAAAATGTAATATATCAACCAATCAAAAATTTAACCGCTATACAGCAACAATACAATCCTAATAATATAGTTAGTCTTCAGGCTACATCAGATAAATACTTCCAAAACTTTTCTATTAAATTTGACGAAAAAGTTCCAGTAGAGCCAACTGGTCCAGCAGGCGCTCACGTATATGTAGACCCAGAGACTGGAGAACTAGTTGTTGAAGCAGTAAATATGCTTGAAGATGAACAAATTGAACTAGAAGTAACTGCAAGTGGTACAATATATGAGGCGGACATTTAAATGATAACTAACACTGGAAAGTCTATAATTGGAAAGTATTTGCTTGGTCAAGCACCAGCATACGCTTCGTACATTGCTGTTGGCTGCGGAGCACAACCGCTTGATACCGCTGACCCGTATGGGGATTACTCTGAAAAACAAAACTTAGATTTTGAAATGTTTCGTGTTCCTATTTCTTCTAGAGGATTTGTTAATGATGGAGCAACAGAAAAACTAGTTTTAACTGCAGAATTGCCAACAGAAGAAAGATATGAAATAACTGAAATTGGTTTATATTCAGCAGGATCTAATCCATCCGCTGGAGCATATGACAGCAAAACAGTTTTTGCTTTTACACAAGGAGAAAACTGGCAGTACCACACAAACGTAGCAGCGACATCTATCCCTACCATTACTGAGCCATTAGATGATCCACTAGATGATAACGTAATCGCTACCGCAGACCCTGTGTTTCAAACAAATGCAGACAACTCAATATTTTATAAATCACCAAGACCTGAAAGATATGAACGTGCAAGATTTTTAAATAATATTATTTTAATACAAGGAGATGATTCAGACCTAACTGTTGACCCATCAACTGGAAGTTCTGCTGGGCATTTTATTATTGAGTCTGGATCAAATCATATTCACCTAACTGGAGCAGATGTTAACTTTACTAGAAACTCTCCAATAGATGAACTTCGTCTTGCGTTTTCGATTATCAGTAAAGATGGAGATTCAGAATCTGTTCCAGACACTGTAAGAATTCTTGTAGATTTTGCAGAAACAGATACGGCAAATACTGGAGAATTTGCAAGATTTGAAATTGAACTAGAAAATGGCAGCGGTACTGGTGGAACATATGATTTTGAAACCAATAGATATTATGTGGCATCTACTCAACTACAAGAGTTATATCAAACACAAGGATTTACATGGAATGCTGTAACTGTAGTAAAGATATATGCTTGTGCAATAGTTTCTGATGTTCCATCTGGAGACTACTATATTGCCCTAGATGCTCTTAGATTAGAAAATATTGCAACAACAAATCCATTGTACGGACTAACAGGATACTCTGTTGTTAAAGATGCTGATGCAGAAACAATTGTTAAGTCACCAAACACAAGTAACTATATTGAATTTAGATTTTCTGTAGGTGTAACATAATGGCAAATGAAGTAATTAAAAAATTTAGAATTCCTACTACAGATCTACCACCGATAAGTAGTGTAACAGAAGGATATTCTTTGAGATATAGAATTATCTCATCTGATAAAAACAGAACATCTCATTGGTCTCCTATATATTTAGTCCTACCAGACTACGCATTTATTACTGGGAACATTGTTTTTAATAAAGCAGGCAGCATTGCTAGTTTAGTTTGGGATTCTGTTACATTAAATAAAGTTGATGGAGACAACACATATTTTATTAGAAAAGAATCACAATATGATGTTTGGGTAAGATGGG